CCGCCCATAGGAAATCCTTCGGTTCATCAGTAGTTTGGAGTACCTGTCAAAATCGTACAAACGGGAAATGCCTTTGCGGAACCCACCCAGCTTGGTGACGTTCTTCGAGCATAGCCCCATCATGGCCAACCAGAGTGTCTGAACCGCATATGGCTCAGCACCAATAGCGATCTCGATCCACGCGATGTGACCGTCTGGGAAGTTGTTGTTCAGATCCTCAGACTCCTCTATCGAGTTGAGAAATCGAACAGCCCCTACGCCAACGCACTTACCATCCTCGTTCTTCACAATTCCGATCAGCTTCTTGGCATTGAAGATTCCAATCCAGTTGAGCAACTGATCATCGTTCCACGTGGAACAAGTAGGCCAATGTTGTCTCAGCAGTTGTGCCGCTTCGATGATGGTGGGATGTGCGGTCATTGCTGAGGACGCACAGAATCAACAAAGCCAGAAAGTATCGTGGACTGGAGACTCAACCGGCTTCCGCTGGTCGTGTTGATCTTGAACTGGATGTTGTTCCAACGTCCTCGGCTGATGAGGTTGTAAGCCGCCAGGAACTTCTGGGTGCTCGGGATGCTGATCGCTGGATCAATCGAGGTGAACGTCCCGCTCATGTTTGTGGCGTATGAGAGCGAGGCACCGATGCTCGAAGCGTACGGATTATCAAGCGCGATCTGGATGCTGTATCCGATCTTGTCCGGAATGGGTTCCCCGAGGTTGTACGCCTTGGTGATGACCGTGGATTGGTAGGTGCTACCGCCGTCGAGGTAAGCAGACTGCTGCACGGGGCTGAGGCGGGTGTTGGGTAGGTAGTCGTTGAAAGACCAGACTTGGCCCGCACCTTCACTGAGCGAGATAATGTCGCCGGCGAACATGAGCACGGGGCCGAAGTTCGAGAAGGCGGTGGGTATGAAGTCGTTGACCTGCCAGTTGTCCCAGTAACCGAGCCACGAGCGGGCCAGTGAGTGGTAGACGATGACCGCGTTGTTCTGGTTGAAGGTTCCTTCGAGTTCGATTGAAGAACCGGATTCGAGCAGAAGTGCTTCTTCGCTTTCCAACCCGATGGAGAACGGACCAGCGGTAACGAACGGAACGGCCAAGAGGTAGCGGTTGTTCCAGAACACGCCATCGCAGTATTCCAGCTTGGTCTTGTCGATGCGGCTGATCAGGTCGTTGATCGGGCTGCTGAGCGCGAGGCCAACGCTGGTCTGGGTACCCGCTTGGATCTGGGCCATTGAGCGGATGCCGTCGCGAGACAGGAAGAATACATCGGCACCGACCGCGGTGATCGAACGGTGCGAGGAGCAGCCGATATTGCCCGAGATGAGTGTGATGACCCAATCGGCTGGATCCTGCGTAGGATCGGCATCCACGCTCCAAATTGAGCGTTCCTTGAAGACGAGGAGCTTGTAACCGAACCACGAGTAGAGACCGCGGATTGGATCACCATCGCCACCGACACGGATGGAACCGAGCGGATCCCACGACTCGCCATCGAGGATGTCCGAGAAGTAGAGGGTATCTGGCTGGATGGTGGTATCTGCGGACACGGCCCACAGACGGTTGGTGTGGGTGGTGAGATAGAGCGGCTTGGCGGGAGCGGCGAGTGATACGAATGCGACCGCGTGGGACTGGTTTGTCGGTGAGATCGAAACCGTAGGAGCCGTGATGTAACCGCTGCCGGGGTTCGTGATGGTAATCGCAACTAGGTTGCCATCATTGGCCACAATGGCGGTGGCCGTAGCGGTTACACCGCTTGGCGGAGCCGATATGGTGATCGTGGGAATCGAGTTGTGACCTGAACCCTGCCTGATCACATCGATGCGGCTGATTTTGCCGGCTGTAATTGCCGCGTTGGTGTTCGTGCTCGTGACATAACGCAGGGCGCTATAGCCGTCCGCGTAGAAGAGTTTGTCGTTGAGCTGTGCGAAGTAAACGAACCGGGAGGCGTCGTTGATCGTCGAGCTTGCGATCGAATTGTACGAGACTCCGGGTGAACCGTAGTAGAGATCCTTGGTACCGGTGTTCCGATTGAGAACGGCGATTACGAGGCGCTCGGAAGCCGCAGTATCGAAATAGAAGCCAGAGAAGACCTGCGAGTTGGTGGGTAGGTTACTGGCAAAGTTGGAAGTGGTGGACTCCCAGTTGGTGATGATGTCTTCCCAGTTGCGCGATTCGCTGTTGCCGGTCAGCGACAGGGTCCCGAGGCGTGTGACGAGGTTGCCGAAGTCGTCATAGTCCATGTTGATTGCCTCTTCCATGCTGGTGGCAGGAATGGCATCGGGACGAGTGGCGGAGATGACCCCGGTGGAGAAGCCAGTGCTTCCATCCAGAAGCATCTGGTCATCGAGCGCGTCTGAGGATTGGAAGGGCATTAGAGGATGTCCTGGAACGTGTAATCGTAGAGGCTATCCGGGATGATGCGGCTGATCTGCTGCTGTTGGCCACGCTCCATGTCTTTCATAATGGAGACCTGAGCAGCGCCCTCTTGGAACTTGGCCTGCGCCTTCCCGTACTGCCGGGAGTATTCGAGGAGATCGCCTTCTGTGTAGGCCATCAGTGCGTTCTCGACGCCGCGCAGCTCGAAGTTGGTATCGTTCGAGATGGTCTGGGCTTCGCCGAACTGCCGCATCTGGGACTGTTTCTTGCCCAGGATGAACAGGGTGCCGTTGGTATTGGGTGTCGGGATGAGCTTGATGCGCGGGACACCGGCTTCACCGTAGGAGACTCCGAGGACGCGAGCCCAGTTGACGAAGTTGCCGGGTGTGGACTTGCGGCTATCGACGTTGTTCCAAGTGTTGGGATCGAGCTGGAAGAACGAGACCCATTCGGCGGCTGGCACTTCGATACCATCGGTATCACCGGAGACCGTGAAACGGGATGCGACCGGGAAGTCGAGGAACATGTTGTAACCGGTCCCGGAAGTGTACGTGGCGGTGACGTACTCGGAGATGGTGACGAGTTCTTGGCCGTCTGTGACGGGTGTTGAGACGACTCCGAGGGTATCGTTCCAGAGACACGAATCCCAGATCATCGAGTAGCGGCGGATGCAGAACTTCTTGGCCAACGTGAGGGTGGCCGAGTCCGTGAACGATAGCTTGTCGCAGGCCGCTTGGGCTACTTCGGAGGGTTTCATGTATACTCGATCAATTCAAATTGGACCTTAGCTTGCAGCGTTGAGCCTGTTTGGCCGAAGTAATATCCAGCCGAGTTTCTGGCTATCACCAAGGTTTGAGTGGCTGATACGATGTAAATCTTGAAGGTGTGAGATGAAGATGTGGAAGTGAAAACCATGTCAGCTATCACATTGACAGGGGAAGCTGCTGCTGCTGAAGCGTATGCTGCTCCAACGCCAATAAAGTCTCCTGGAGCCGAGTACGGGTTTTTTGCGATGCCGATGTAGATACTTCCTTGAACGCTTGCCTCAACCGGAACTGAGACTCTGATCAGGGCTTTGTTTCCAACGGTTTTTGGGCTCCAAGTGTATGTCCAATCTGATGTGGATCCGGCTTCTTGAATTGCAACCGGGGTGCCTGTGGTAATTGCTATGGACTGACCACCACCACCAGTTTTTGAAAACCCTTCAGAATAAACGAATTTGACAACGCTCAACGCTGAGACAGCGGTGGTCTTGAGAGCATTGGAGGCTGCTGAATCCCTGAGAAGGATGGTGTCTGCATCAACAGGGACTGTCTTGGATGGAAGATTGTTGATTGTAACAGCTCCTGCCGTGACCGTGAGCGAATCACCGGAAGCGTTTCCGATTGTGGTGTTTCCGTTGACGGCTAGGTCTGCCGATAGGGTCGTGTTACCTGTGACCCCGAGAGTGGTTCCAACGGTAGCAGCCCCAGTGATGCTTGCGCTATCCAGTGTAGAGGCCCCCGTCACCGCAAGACTTGCTAGGGTGGACAATCCGGTTACACCGAGCGTGGTACCGATCGTGGCCGCATTGGTAACACCGAGGCTATTGAGAGTAGAGGCACCGGTGACTGCGAGGCTCGCGAGCGTAGAGAGTCCGGTAACGCCAAGCGTGGTTCCGATGGTAGCAGCGCCGGTGACACCAAGGCTGGCCAACGTGGAGGCTCCGGTGACGTTGAGTGTGCTTCCCATTCCGACCGCGCCGGTGAGCGTGGAGGTGCCGGTGACGGACAGGGTGCCGGGAATCGTGAGGCCACCGGTGATACCGAGCGTTCCGCCGATGGTGGCATTGCCGCTGGTAATGAGCGAGCTGAGGGAGGTGGCACCGGTGACGTTGAGGGTGCCGGCCACAGCGGTGTTTCCGCTGGCGGAAGCGACCGTGAAGCGGCTGGTTGCGACGCTGAAGTCTCCGGTGGAGTTGAGCGCGGTGGTGGAGACTTGGAGTGCGGAATCGTTGCCGCTGCCGTCGCTGAGTGTTCTGAGAACACCTGTCAGCGTGGCGTTATCGGCTGTCTTCAGCAGGCCAGTGTAGGTGCTGGCGACGGTACTGCCTGTGAGTGGTGTTCCCATACTATTCTCTTGGAGGTAGTGCGTACCAACCCTCGTGGATTGTCACGCGGTTTCGGCTTTTGACGGTGTTACCGCTGGCATCTTTGGCCCACACATGGGCTTTGACGTTTTCAGCCAGTCTGACGGGTTGTCCTGGCGGGACCATCACCACTCTTGTTGGGGCGCAGCCCAGCGGCATCAGCGCGAGCAAGGAGATCGTCGCGTAGGCGATTGTCTTTCTGTCCATCTTCAAGGGTTTGGTCTTTCTGATCTATGATCTTGTTGAGCGTGGCGTTGGCCACTCCTTGGGCTATGCTGAGGATTGGGTCCATAATGGAAAAGCCAGCGAGGTGTGAATCCCGCTGGCGATGCATTGCCGTTCTGGCGGGATGTTACTCGGCCTTCTTCTCGGCCTTCTTGTTCTTGAAAACGGACCATCCGATGCCGGCCAAAGTGATGACCGCACCGGCGATCTCATTGACTTGATCGAAGGAGACCATGCCCTTTGCGACGAGGAAGCCGCCGGCGGCGCTGAGACCGTGGCGGATGAGTGAGGCGACGTTGGGGTTCATTTCTTTTTGATGGCTTTGTAGAGGGCCGTGATGGCGGCGATTAGGGCGGCGAGGGCGGTTAGGAACCTAGTCCACTCGGTGAGTTCAGGGATGTAGGATGCGACCATTGCCACGGTCGCTGTTCCCAGCAACCCAACGATACCTCCGAATCCACCGCCATGATTGCTCGCGTCCATGAGTTACTCAGGCTTGTGTTGCTGCTGTGCGTTCACTTGGGCTTCAATGCTTTCGTACAAAGGAAGTCCAACCTTCATATTCATAACGTCTCCAGCCTTCATCCCGATCACGAGGAGTTGGGTAAGCTGTTGCAACTGTTGCAGTGTGAGTTCGATCTTAATCATGCGGCAGGAGCTTCGACAACGGGAGCCTCTGGCGCAACAACAACCGGCTCGGGAACCGGCACCCACGGCAGCGGAGGAGTAATGACCGGAGGGTTGATCTGGTTCTCGATCTGCGCGGAGACGTTCGCTTCGATGGCGGTCTTATCGACTCCGTTTGCGTAGCACCAGCCGAGAACCTGATCCTGCGTCAGATCCTCGTAAGGCGTGAACGAACCGCTCGGCGGAGCGAACGACGCGCTGCCGTAGCAGGTGCCGCTGTAGTTATCCTGCGAGCCGTTGCACCTCCAATCGGCGGTGATGACGACATCGGTGAGGGAGCCTTCGGTCGGTTTAACGAGAAGGCGTTCGATGATCCAGAGGATGGTCATATTGGTATTTGTTAGGCCAAACGAAGTACGTTAAACTGAATAGTTTGATTTACACCGCTTGTTTGAGTAACTTGCACATTTGCTCCGCTAAGAGTAATTGTTAGATTTAGGGCAGTAGAAATAGCTGTGATTGCAGCAGTTCCACTAGATACCTTAACAATAGAAACAGCGTTGTAATTAGCTGGAGCAGCGCTTCCTGTGATATAGGCAGTCACCATCAATGTTGATTCAGATGGTGCAGCAAACATTGTGGTAGGAGTTGCGGTAGCAATCGACCCTGTATTTCCAATTAGCGTTGAGAATATTCCTGCTAATATTTTAGCAGTGTTTGAAATGCTACCGCCGGAAAGAGCCGTACCCACGCCGACGTTGCCTCCATACGGCTGAATCAGTAGATCGAAAGCACTTCCAGCATTGCCAGTTGCAGCTTGGATGAATGGGCGATTCGCGGTTCCATCATGCCCGATGTAGCATGACAGGTTGGTGTTTGCATTTGAAGCAAACGGAGAGTTCTGGATGTTTGCAATTCCAGTCGAATTGATTCCAGTAGCTGTAAAACGAGCATACTGAGCCGTAGTCCCGACAGCCAGCCCCGTGGAGTTCAGGGTCATGGCGGTGGAGCCGCTCAACGCAAAGTTTAGCGTCGATGCTTCGATTGTCAGCGGCTGATAAGACAGGCTTCCAGTGTTATCAACACCAGAAATCGAAGATGTAGATGCAGACGCAGAAAATCTAATACCCTTTGAAACACCGTTAAACAGAACATTGTTGGAATCAGTTCCGTTTACATGAAGCGGAAAACCGGGAGTTGATGTAAGAATACCCACCCGATTGTTCGCCGTATCCACTTTCAGGGAGTTCGTGTCCACCGTCAGATCGCCGGTGATGGTGGCGGAGGCGAGGGTGGCGGTGCCGCCGGCTCCGAGGATCTGGTTGCTGGTGATCTTCTTCGTGGTGCCCGATGCAGCCATCGTCGTGTCACTGACATCGACAATGGGAAGGACATCCACCGCGGGATCGACGGTCGTGATCGCCGTCAGTGCTGTGATCTTTGTATCTGCCATAAACTGTTAGTTAGCTTGAATGATGAGTTTGCCACTGTCCTCTTGCAGCAGGAACGACGCGTCCTCCAACAAGACGGAATCGAAAGTCCCAAACGTGATGACAATCTTGTCACCATCCTCCAGCAGAACGAAGAAGTCGTCCTCCTGAAGCAGATCCCGGCGCAGGATAGGCAGATCGCCAGGGGTAACATTACCCCCGCCGTTCGATACCAGTCGTGTGCCGAGAGCGAGTGTCACGATTGAATCACGCCATTGAATGCGATCACCTGACCGCTGGAAATCTGGAAGCTCGTGATCGGTCCCGGTAGGGTAATACCAGCAGGGATGGTCGCCGTGGACCAGGATCCGCTGATGTTGCCACCGGTGATCGAGCTAAAGGTGGTAGGGGCGATGGTGGTGATGGCCACAAACGGGCCAGTGGTCAGCGTGGTGGCTGTCACCAGTTGAAAGCCGCCCTGTCCCATCGAATACTCGATGGCCTGATTTGCTACGTCGCTCATATATCCCAGATCTTCCGGATTTGATTCTTGGTGAAAGTGCTCTCGAAGCGGGATCCTTGGCGGTCTTCCAACCGGCTGAATCCCTTCTTCACGTTATCCTTGAGTTCGGTCTCGCGAGCAAAGCCGGTGACCCCGAAGCGGGCCACCGGTTGTCGCATCCACCGTTTCCCATCAAGGACAACAGAGTCGGTACCCATCGGAGCGATATGCTCGATGGACTTGCCATTGTTCTCGAAGGTGTAGATCGGCATCTTAGGACTCCATTTCGCTGTCGTACTCCTCAACCATCTCCCGCATACCCTTCTCGTCCATCGGCTCCTTGGAGGCCATGGCCTTCTCGCTCTTGTTCTCGTACTCAGCGGGCATGCCGTTGACGCTGCGGATCTCGATATAGGCCTCGCCGTTTTCGAGCTTCTTGAGGACACCGCGAACATCGTCCAAAACCACTTCATCACCGACCTCGGGCATGGCCTGTTGGCCATCCTCCATGTCAGTGGAAAGGGCTTCGAGCGGAATAGAAATCATGGGTGCATTGTTGTCAGCCTCATCGCATCCGCAAGCGGAATGAGAAGAGGGGGCACCACCTTTACGATGATGCCCCCTCGGGCTAACGGCAATCACCATGATGGTGGCCGTCTTGGGTCGCATATTACAGCGTGGTCGAGGTCTTGGTCCGATGCACCAAGTACCACACCGGATTACCGGTGGAACCGGTGTTACCAGCGGCCAGACGCAGAGCGGCGAAGTACAGCTTCACACCAACGGTGACGAGCTGGTTCAACGGATCCGACTTGTCGGGGGTGTCGGTGATCACGATGCGCGGGGACAACGGATCATCACCGGTCAGAGCAGGGATACCGAACGACTCGTTACCGAAGAAGAACGAGGCGATGATGTCCTTGGTGGCAGTAACGCCGCCGCCATTGGAGCTGGTCTGGTTAACGAACTTGTCGTTCTCGGTGGCCGAACCGGTGCTGACGAACGAGTTGGTCTGGGTGACCACGCGGCAACCGTAGATGGAGCCGACCTCGCCCTTGTAGAACGGCTGGCCCTTGTTGCCGTAGTTCGACGCGTTCAACCAGTCGGCGTCGCGCATGAGGTCGCGGGCCACACGGGGGTCGGTGGCGAGGACGTAGCCGCCGTTGATCAGCGGGGCGCGGTTGCGCTTCAGGCGGGTCATGGAATCGAGGACAGCCGAGGCGGTCATCGTGGTGTTGGCAGCGGCCGTGTCGGCGTTGAGGCCCACGAAGCTCTGAGTGGTCAGCGTGGCGGGGTTACCGTACACGCAAGTACCACCCGAGCCAGCGGCGGTACCGCAAGCGTCGGAGTTGTCGAACGTGCCACTACCCTCGGCAGCAGTACCAAGAACCGAAGTTCCCGAGGCCAACAAGAGGTTGGAGCCGATCAGGGTGTTGCGGATCACCGAGTCAACCCAGAGGGCCATATCCAGACCGGAGGTCTTGGTGGCCTGCTGCATGGAGTTGAACAGGTCGGTGGCGCGGAGGATGTCGGTCAATCCGATGACCTGGCCGTACTGTGCCAGCGACTTGCTCAGGCTGTTGAGGGCCAGAGCGCGGTAGTTGGCGGAGCTGATGGCCGCACCTTCGGAGCTGATGGTCTGAACACTTCCGATGCTCGGAGGTCCGAAACGGAACATCGAGATGGCCTTGTTACCATTGTTCTTGGGGATCGGAGCCTTCATGGCGAACTGATCCAGGATGGTCTCCTGTTGAACGATGGAGAGCAGCTCCTTGCTGAAGTAGTTCTGGAACTGGCTCGTGAGCGTGGTTGAAGTAGTAACTGGCATATTTGAGTTGTGGTTGTTCTATCAGTTTTCGTCCCGGTCGAACGCCCTCGACGCTTTCAACAGCGCCTCCCTCTGCTCCTTGAGAGACAGCTTCGAGAAATCTTTCTCCTCAGCCTTAAGTTGTCCTGCCGGTACGCTTTTACCAATAGCGGTCTTCTGCTGGAGCTTATTGAGTTGTTCCTTCAGAGCCTTGTTCTCGGCCTCGATCGACTGAGCTTTTCCCGCAGTGTCCTGGAGCTTCATCAATTCCACCGCATGGACAAGTCCATCGGGCATTGATGTCAGCATCGGCACCTTCTGGAGCAGTTCGACAGTACGTTTGTACTCGGGGCTGTTCTGATCCTTCAACCAAGTCTCCTTCTCGGACAACCGGGAAAACGAATCAGACCATGCCTTCGCGAACTTCTCCTGCTGTACCTTCTGCTGTCGCTCTGTAGCAGCTTTTCGGACTCCGTCAGCCTTGGATCGCGCTGCCTTGGCCAACTGAGAATCGCCATCAGCATCGAACTCCTTGGCCGCAGCCTCGTAGTCCTCCGCCGTGTAGCCCTTCTCATCTCGGAAGGAACTGGTTTCAGCAGCCTTGGATTGCTCCCGCTGCTTGCCCCACTCCTCCCTTTCCCGCCTCACCGCTTCGCGCTCAGCCTTGAGGGCCTCCTTCTCAGCGTTGATTTGCTCCCAGGTCTTCGCCTTTCGGTTCTGTTCCTGAGCGAATTTGCTGCTCTTATCCTTCTCCGTCTTCTGCTCTGTCTTCTTCTCGGCCTTTGGTTCAGGCTCCGATTTCGTGCCTACTTCCTGCTCGCCACCATCGACCTCTTTACCGGCACTCCCCGCATCGGAGGAATCTTGCTCAGCAGGAGCCGTCTCATTGTTATTGGGAGACTGCTCCTTGGGCTGGCTGTCGATATCGACACCGGCATCGTAGTCATTGGCCAAAGCGAGCATCGCATCGGCACTCAGTGTATCATCTGGCATATTGTGCTTTTACTCGTTTGCTGGTCCGCACAGACCGGCAACCGCAACTTTGATCCTATGTGTTCGTGGCAGAATCCGGATCATCCTCCTGCCCCGTAATTGATTCTTGGTCGGCCATCATCTCGATGACCTTCACAAGACTGGCCTGACCCATTGCAAAACCTGATGAGTATTGCAAATGGTTTCGGTCAGTTATGGCTGAAGCGTTCTGCATGAGAACGGTATTCAGCAAAGCGTCCTTGAAGCGTTTCCCGCTATCGCTTTTGAAGAAGTTGCTCAGTGCATTGGCGTCTTCCTTGCGCCATGGTAGCGGGTTTACCCAGCACTGATGTCGGCCAAAGGTCCAAGCAGCGCGGACTCGTGCGATGATGGAGATCATGGTTACTTTGCGGCCTTCTTCCGACCTGCGGCCTGACGGCGCATGAACTCCGCGGCACCGAGCTTCTTGCGACCGATGTAGGCAGCAAGTGCGCGGGGATCATCGGCACCCTCTTTCTTGAGTTCGGTGGCGAGCTTACTGAACTTGGATTTCTTCTTCATGTTAGGAAATGGGTCGCCACGCTTTGCAGCTCCAATGCCGCGGCGTGGTCTTGTCCGTGGCCGTATCGCAGTTCATGCGTTCTCGGAAGTTCTTTAGGTTCTTTGGGTTGTCCCGCTTGATCTCCATTTTTGGATCGCCGAAGCGGACCTTGATCACGGTACCCTTGGGATTGCGAACGTACACCGCACTCTTTTTCCGTTCACCAGATGTGTAGAAGGGCTTGTTGAGCGTAACCTTCTTGCCTTGGTATTCAGCCATATCAGCCCTCTCCAAAGATTGGTGATTCCTGAATCTCCTTGAGATCGGACACCGGCTTCTTCCGCTGGAATCGCACCTTCGGCGGAACACCCTCCTCGAGCGCCTGCAATCCTCCCGGCTCTATCTCCCGCGGTGTGGCAGGTGCGACGCTGCATTGGACGACGGTTCCCTCGGTGAGTGGTATCATAATCTTCTTATTCTCGAACTCTCCGCACCAGTCATTGGCATTGAGAGTTGGCCAACAACTGGGTCTCCCCGCGGGCGGGAACCTGCGGCAGGTCCCGTCCACACAATAGAACCGGCAATCCTTACATGTCACGGTGATCATCACATCATCTGGGCTTGTTCAGCGGGAGCCGCTACCTCCGCGGGAACCGGAGCGGGGGGTTGCGAGGAAGCGAGCAATCCCGTGCTCTCGAAGAACTTCTGGATCTCCTTCCGCAGCTTCCGCGCCTCGTTCGTAGCCACCTGCTCGTAGCCCTGGAGCAGGCTATCGATCCGCATCATGAACGCGTTCTGGCTCACCGGACTCAGTTGCTGGCCCTGCTGCATCGCCCCATTCAGGTACTGCATCAGCACCCCGATCCGACCCGCATAATTCTGACCCGGCTTGGCCGGCACCGGAATACCCACGAGTAGGGTGGGGATCGTTTTCGTCTCGTCCTCCAGCTC